TGATCGTCCAGACACAGTTGCAGAACAGATGTATGGTGATTCATCTTTAGATTATATTATTGTATTAGTTGCAGGTATAACAAATATAATTGATGAATGGCCACTTCAAGACTATCAAGTTTATGATTTTGCATTACAAAAATATGGTTCTGAGGAAAAAATGAATGAAATAAAATATTATGAAACTTTGGAAATAATTGATGACCAAGGTAGACAAATTGTACCACCTAATTTAATTGTAGATGCTGATTTTAAAGTTGACGGTACTGTAAATAAATTTCCAAGTTCGACTAGATATACTCTAAAAGCACTTACAGGTAATAGACAACTAGATGATAAAGATGAATTTACAGTGCTAACTGATAATATAGCTCGTGCTATAACAAATCTTGAGTACGAATATACATTAAATGAAAGAAAGAGAGAGATAAATGTATTATCGCCTGGTTATGTACAATTATTCATTAATGATTTAAGAGATATTGTTAGTTACGATAAGAGTTCAAGTTACATATCAAAGAATATAGCGGGAACTGAAAATACAAACGTTGTTAACCCATAAAAAAAAGGGGGTCGTTTGACCCCCGTGTAATTATTCTTCTGCGAGTTTCGCAAAGTATGATAGTGCGTCATCCTCCTCTTCTGCTACTGCAGGAGTTGGTTTTGATACAGCAGCAGTTACTAACTCTTCTGCTTCTCCACGATCAATATCCTCTTCTTCAAACTGTGGTGCAGCGGACTTCTTATTTCCAAGAACATAGTCTAGACGAGTCTTTAACTCATCATATGTCTTGAACTGGTCTGGTGCAACAATCTCGGAAAGTGAGAACTGTTTCTTCCAGAGTGATTCCATTGCATCATCATCGTTAAGTAAAGGACTTTGTGCAGCAAATTCAGAACTATCGTAGTTTCTGTATCCTGCAACGTTCTTTGCTTTTAACTTGAAGTTAGCACCTTGCCAGAAATCGAATGGATCGATTGCTTCCTCATCCTCAAACTCAGGTTGCATTGCTGCAGTGAGTTTATCAAAAATTTTCTTTCCATACTTGTATAGAAATACTTTACCTTCGTTCTCAGGATTCGCAGGATCTTTCACAACATAGATGTTAGAAACATAAGTTAACTTACGCTTCTGTTTTCTTGCTGTTTCTTTTCCAGCATCAGTTCCGTTGTTCCAGAGTAATGAATTATACTCGGAAACTGGGTCTTTCTGTCCAAGTGTAGTGAGTGAGTTCTCAATGAACCATCCACCAGGACCTTGGAATGCGTGTGAATATAGTTTTACAAATGGTAAATCTTCACCTTCGGGTGCAGGTAGAAATCTGATAACAGCATAACCGTTACCTCCTTTGTCTACATCTAACTTCCAGATACGGTCATCAGCGTTACCGCCCGTGTTGTTCATCTTCTCGACTTCTTTTACTAACTTTGCAGTAAGTGAGCCAAGTTTAGATTGTTTTTTTAGGTCTTTAAAAGACATTTGGATACCTCGGATAAATTGGATATTTTAGATAATTGGATTATAGCAGATTAATAATCAAGTGTCAATAGACTTCTTAAGATTCTCAATGGTATTTGACATACCAGAGAATAACAACAACATATCAGTTCCCTCTGGGAATCCCATAAGTTCAACTGATTTTTGTAAATGATTCTTAAGGTCAACCGCTTCTGGATCGTCAGAAAGACTAATGCGAGTGTACATTACTTTTTGCCTTTCTAATAACTCAGTAAGTCTTTCAATGTGGTCAACTTTATCTTCACGACTAAAAGTTCCAAACTTCATTGCATTACGATAAATCGACATTTGCAACTGGTTTATCTCTTGTAGTTCTTCACGAACTATATCGGAATCAAAAAAATCACTCATTTACGATTTCCCGTAGTATTTTTTTAAAGTTGAATACATTAATATTTAGGAAAGGTTTATACTTCCTTATTTTCAAACTTACGGTTTCCCATACGGGATCTAAGAGTTTTTCATCAAACTTGTCTGAAAATGAGAATATAATATCAAAGATAACAAAAGTTTCTAGTGATACATCACCACCCAGAAATCTCTTCAATATAATCGGATGTCCTTTCCCACACTCAAATAACTCATCAAGTTTATATTCTTCTAATAACTTAGAACATTCTTCTTTAAACAGATAAGATATACTCTGTTGTCTTCTTATCCAATCTGCATATGTTCTTTCACCAGAATTGATAATCTCACCTATCCATAGGTTCTTTGGATTATCTGTGGTGACAAAGTTTGCTAATAGAAAATCAACAATCTGGTCATCGGAATATTTCCTTGATGTTTTCTCAAACCAATACTTATCTTTTCTTTTGTTAAAAGATGCCATCGTTGCACGAGATTTGCCACCATATCTAAAAAAGTCATACTTTTTATTTGTAAAATGACTTTTCATTGATAGATATGACTGATAGGTTTCAAATGGAGTCACTTTCATCATCTTCCTCTTCACTATCTAATTCTGTAATTGAGTCCACAGGTACTTCTGCTTCTCCTATTCGATACCAATGTTGGTCAACACCAATACTATCGGGCCTGACACCCAAGTATTGTAAGTCACGGAAAGTATGCTCACGAAGCATCGCTTGCAACCTCCAATGTATTAATTCTGATTTTTTCATTATAAAGGCAGTTTAGCTCTTGATGTAGGTTTCATAAAATTAAGACGGGTTGCATCCCATTTTAATCTTTCTTTTAAAGGTTTGGATATTAACTTCGATACTGATTCTACCTCAATATTGTTAGTTTCGCAATAGTAACATATTGCATCAATGTAATTGAAGTCTTCTTCTGCTGCAACAATCTTTTCGATTTCGATTGCAAATTTAGATGGTGTCAAGAATTTATTCTCGATTGCCTGTTCTAGTTCTTTATTCGGTTCCATAGAGTTCCAGTTTATCTTGAACAAATTTGTTAATGTATTCTCCGAGGAGTTTGATATACTTTGCTTTGTTGTACTCTTCATAGACGATGCATTCTCCATTTTCACAGGACATAATAATTACTAATTTTTTAACAGATATACCCGTTAATTCATATAACATACAACCGTATGCCATACACTGGACAAAGTAATGTTCAATCCAGTCTCTTGGTTTTGGTTTTTTAGAAGTCTTAAAATCAATTATCGCTAACTCGTCCTCGTATTCTGCAATACAATCGACTGTTCCAGCAATTCCTAGTTGCCTACTGTAGAGAGAACCCTCTAAAGCGTAAATATTATTTATATTACCAATTTTTTGCTTCGCTACATTGAATAAAAAATTAGATATTGGAGGAACTTTTGGAAGTTTCTCATCATTCAGTAAATGATGCTCAGTTAGAGTGTGAAAGTCAGTACCACGGGTGGTTGCTGCTTTGGTAATACGATTTGCTTCTTCATCACCTACTTTCTTTCGCCAATTAATAAAAATTTCTTTATTATAATGACTAGTAACAGATGTAATTGAAACTAATTTAATTAATTCATCTTCATCAGGTACAGAGTAATATCGAACACCGTCAATAGTTTCTCTGGAAAGTTTAGGAAGATTCAGTTCTACATGATTAAACATTAAAGACCAACTTCAAGTTTTGAAATAATATATTCTTTGACAAGTCCAGAACGAACTATATCATCAATGCCATACTCTATTATATCAAAAGATGGCATTTTACGCAATATGTTGAGAAAGTCGTGTATGCCATTCCTGTCATTTGTTTTTACCAAATCACTTTGACTAGCATCACCAGAGAAAATAATTCGACTATTTTCTCCAATACGAGTAATAATTGAATCTAATTCATGAAAATTAAGATTCTGAAATTCATCTACAATTACGATTGCATTATCTAAAGTTGTACCTCTAATAAAGGATGTACTCCAGAATTTGATTGTTTCTTGTGCCTTAAGATTACCATACAACATTTCAAAGTCAGCGTCAGTTGGCATTTGAAACATATATTTTACCATATTTTTGTATGGTATTTGGTAAATATCTGCTTTGTCCTCGTGATCTCCTGGTAAAAAACCAATTTCACGAGTTGATACTAAAGAACGCACGAGATAGATTCTTTCGTATGGTGTTGTTTCATCTAATACATCAGCAAGAGCATTATATAAAGAAATAAATGTCTTTCCTGTTCCTGCTGTGCCATATGCAACAAGATGTTTTCCCTCTGCATATGAATCAAAAAGTTTCTTTTGATTATCAGTAATGGGTTCAATATCAAGAAGGTAAGTATTTCCAATCGGTTTCTTACGTTTCATTTGTTTTGTAGTTAAACCGATACCTATGGGTTGATCCCCATTTGTCTTCTTTTTTCTTGGCATTTGATTAAAGTTTTTTTACTCTTGAACCTGGTGATTTTGATGCTTTGTGTAAAACATCATTCCAACCTGGTTTTGTCTTTCTTAACTTATCTTTCCATTCTCCTACTTCACCGACACCTGGCATTGTAGAGGGATCAGAGTAATCCCTTAACCAATCTGGGTTATCAGCACACCACTGATCCCACTCCATGATACTCATCATCACTTCTTTTTGTTCACCAGTTTTAGTATTTACTACAGGATAGGTTGCCATATAATTATAAAGTTATGTGTACTATTTAGACCCTACAAATAGGGAAACTTTTACTATCTGAATTTGATCTACAAAAATACCTTATAGTATATCTTGTATTTTGTCCATAAGTCGTTTGTGAATGCCAATCTCCAGATGAGTAAAGCACCATTCTATTTTTTTTACTTTGAACTTTCATCAATTCTTGAAATTTATTTCTATGTTTCCTTAGTATGCTTTTTATATTATGATGTTCTCTTCCAGAATGATATTGTTTAGTAACTTGTAAATGCCTATGAAATTCATCTGTTTTATTATAATTTTTATGATTATCCTTTAATTCATAAAAAGATGTTCCAGAATCAACTGAATTATCATTCAAATATATAACTCCAGAAAAAACTTCATTCTCAATAAAATCATGATGAATAATGCCCTTATTCAATAATTTATCTTCGTGTGGTTCAATTTTTTGAAATTGCATGGTCACTTCAAAGTTTTCATTACATTCACCTTCCCAATACATACTAATAATTTTTTTCATAGTATAGAAAAATAAATCATAATTTATTTTATCAATAGTTAAATTAGATACACAACCTGGATATGTGTTTTCTCC